GATGTGGTAGTAGCCACACTAACTACCACTAATAATACTTCAGAGCAGCTTTCTATTGATCATGTACAGAGTAATTTAGGAACAGTATTAGAGGAAAAGAATCTTCTAGTAAACGGAGGTGGTTCACAAATGACTACTACATTTAATTCATATACACAACCAGGTTCCATGACTAGTGACTGGAGATTTGGGACTACTGTAAAACCAGTAAATGTTGGAAATGTAACCGTGAATTTTACTGATCCTGGAGATGTTACTGAAAAACTACTTATAACTTGTACATCAAATAGTAATATAGGTGAAATATACAATACAGGTGCTTCAAGTGCTAATAACGGTTCATCTTCACACGTTTTTGTTTTAGGTGAAACATATGAAATAGAGAGTAGTTTTGAATCTACTAATGCTGGTGTTAGCAAAACACTTGAACACTCTGGAAGTGGTGGAGGACTGACTCCTTTTGCTAATTCAGTTACCGGAAATGCTCAAACAGTAATAGGACCAATAACCAGCACCTTTACTCCAGACAGCCAGGCGACAACTGTTGCTATATTGATACAACAAACTTAAACGAATAAAATAATAAAATTATGTCAACACAAAATTGCTCAAATTGTTACAACGGCTGTACTGAAATTACTTCAGATAAGTGCGTTAAATATACAGGAGTAGATGTTCCCATACTAGGAATAAAAAATGGAGACTCTCTATCTTTTGTAGAGCAAGCTCTTATTACCTTTTTAGGTTCTACCCTTAATGGTACAGG